CGTATACAAAGAACTTGACAATGCATATAAACATTTTGGAACTAGAATTCGTATTGTTGGAAAAATTGAAAACAACGATACTAGAACACAGACACCAATTGGAAGCACAACATATTACCAAGCTTCGGGAACCCAGACTGATCAAAACGTAAATATTGGTGGTGGCTCTGGAGGAATGGCTGTTTTACTTAATCCAGAAACTAATAATGGATATTATTTTGAAATTATTGCTTTAACTGAAGACAATGTAAGCTCATACCTAAAGATTGATGAAAAAGGAAATGCAGAAAAATCAATAAATAATATTGTTTTTTATAAAATTAAAAAAGAATCTGCTAGTAACAAAGCAATACCTGTAAAATTATGGGGAGGATTGTCAAAAATTCTAGTAGACGACGGAAGATTTACTGGGCAATATAGAATGGCTTCTGAAGAAAACCCAACAGTATATGATCTATCTGTAGAGTATCAAGATATTGGCAAAACAAGAAGATTCTTTTTATATATTAATAATAAGTTAGTTAAAGTTGTAGATGATACAGATCCACTTCCAATATATAATAACATGGCTATATTTACTCGTGGTTCCTCAAGGTGTATGTTTGAAAACGTTTATGCACTTTCAGAAAACTATTCACAAAATAGTGTATTTACTGTCGGTGAAACTTTATCTTCTGCTTTTTCAGAAGGAAAGGTTAATGCTAATGAGTCATTTACTAAATATGCAATGAGTGGAATTATACAAAGCACCTACCTTTCTGGACTTAGCGCACAGCAGCCACCCAAATATAATATGTATTTTGAAGAGTTTGGATCAATTATGAGAGAGTGTGCGTATTTTGACATCAGATATGATCGTGCATACCCAGCACTTTATGCACAAATGTCTCCAACATTTAACAGAATTAAAGGATATACAACATCTGGATTCCAAGCAGATTCTTATGGAGCAGAGTTTTTAATATTTAATGCCACTGATAAGGCTTTAAGCTTAGATGAAACTACTGGAAATTTTTTAAGAATACAGGGAATAACATTTACCCAAGATACTACTCAAGAGCTTACAGTTGATGAATACTTTAAAAAACGTGGTAATTTAGCAGACCCAGAATTTAAAGGTAGCTCATTGGTATATTCCCCACTTGTAGAAAAATTAAAGTATGATGAAATAAGACAAAGTAGAATGATATATGGTAAGAATGAGTTTTCTATAGACAGCCTATACATTCAAACAGATGATGATGCAAATGCATTAATGGGTTGGATTGTTAATAAATTAATGAAACCTAAGAAATCTGTTGGAATTAATATGTTTGCAATACCAACCTTACAGCTTGGAGACATAGTAACTCTTGATTATAAAGACTCTTCTGGTTTAGATCTTATATCGCCTAATACCGATAGGTTTGTGGTATATAATATAGAGTATTCTAGAAATAATAGTGGACCCAACATGTCAGTATATTTGAGCGAGGTGTAAAATGGCTGAATATCAAGATGCATTTGATAGACCAAACGCCAGTAAAGGTTATGAAACAAAACCTTCAACAAAACAGCTACTAGCAAATGTAGCCAAAACAGAAGCAGCAGCTTTAGCAGCTGAAGAAAAATTTATTGCAGCAGTAGATTTTGCAGAGACCCTTAAATATCAAGATGCATTTGCTAGACCAAATGCTGCTAATGGATATGAAGAACCAAAAAAGAAAGAAGTTTTTCTAACTGCTGTGCCTGCTACACCACCAAGTGTAACAGTTTTGCCTCCTAAGCCAACAGTAAAAACTGCACCAATTGATACAGTATTGTTTAATGATGACTCTGTTCCAATCGAAGTAATGACTGATTTAATTTTTGAAAATATTGGAGGGCATGAATTAATAAATATTGCACGTAATGACATCGTAAATGGACAACAGGTATCCTATCAACCTATTAAAAATCTTTCATCAATACAGCAACAGTATAATCCTAACAACATTCTAGGAATTCAAAATACCTCTGATAAATATTTTTCTAATTTTTCTATTAAATTTGAAAATAAAGTTCCAGAAACTGGAAGTGGGCCCAATGGGTCTAACGTATATTTAGATACTGCAACAGGAAATTTAGTTATTGAAACTATTAATATGGATAATGATGAGCAGGTTGAAATAGAAATAACCCTGGGTGGTATAATATATGAAGCGGAATTTGGAGAAATAAATTCATGATAACTAATAGTGGCAAAACTATAATAGGAAAGTATATGCTTGGTCAAGCACCAGCCTATGCTTCTTATATTGCCATAGGCTGTGGCCCTACACCACTAGATATTGCAGATACACCAGAAGATTTTTCTACTAAACAATCTTTAGATTTTGAAATGTTTAGAGTTCCAATATCTTCTAGAGGGTTTGTTAACGAATCTGGAATAAATAAAATTGTATTAACTGCAGAACTTCCAACAGAAGAAAGATATGAAATATCTGAGGTTGGAATATTTTCATCAGGTGCTAACCCCTCTGCTGGAGCATATGATAGTAAAAATATATTTGCATTTACAAACACTGAAAATTGGCAATACCATACTACATCTTCAGCGGTAGCAATACCAACAATATCAGCACCACTAGATGATCCAGAAGATGATAACATAATTGCTACAGCCAATGCTGTGTTTCAATCAAATGCAGATAATTCAATTTTTTCTAAAACAGCTAGAGTAAATAGATATGAAAGAAGTAGATTTTTAAATAACGTTATATTTATACAGGGAGATGATGCAAATCTAACCATAAGTGAAGATAGTGGACCAACAGAAGATCACTTTGTAATTGAAGCTGGTTCTAACCATATTCATTTAACTGGAGCTAATGTTGATTTTACAAAAAATTCACCAACTGATGAACTAAGATTAGCATTTTCATTAATTAATAAAAATGGAGATTCTGGATCAATACCAGATACAGTTAGAGTGTTAGTTGATTTTTCATCTACAGATGCTGGCACTGGAGAATTTGCAAGATTTGAAGCAGAAATTAACCATGGAACATCTGGAAATCCAGAATTAGTTCAAGATTTTTCAAGTAATAGATATTTTGTAGTTTCAAAACAATTGCAAGAACTATACACAACTGCTAATTTCACTTGGGATGCTGTTACTGTTGTAAAAATTTATGCATCCGTAATTGATAATGGTATAACATCTTCAGATTATTATGTTGCTCTTGATGCAATGCGTTTAGAAAATGTTGCAACAATAAATCCATTATACGGATTAACAGGATACTCTGTTATTAAAACAGATAATGCCGAAACAATTATTAAATCACCTAACACAAGTAACTATGTTGAGTTTAGATTTTCAATTGGTGTTACATAATGGCTGTTAAAAAAGCAATTGTTTTAAAATCTTCTTTGCCAGCAGTTAATTCAGACACTTCTGGATATGCAGTTAGATATAGGATAATATCAGAAGATAAAAATAGAACATCACACTGGTCTCCAATATTTGTTACAAGTGCTATACCAGTTCAATCGGTTAATGGGGCTTTATTAATTACAGAAACAATTATTACTGCAGTATGGGAGGATGAATCACCAATCTACGACGTTGTTCCATATAATTTAAGTAGGCCACTCTACGACGTATTTGTTAAATTTGATTCAGGAAGTTTTAGTTATCACGGAACATCGGCAGTTCCCAATTATTCATTTTTAAATACAGGAACCACATCAGTTCATGTTAAAATACAAATTGCCTCATCTGTAAAACAAGTAAAAACAGCACTAGTTATCTTTGACTCTGGCGTAGAGTCTTTGGTATAATTAAATAGGAGGAATAAATGGCAAAAATACCACTACCAGAACGAGGACAACCATTAGATGTTACATACATTTATCAGTTGGCTGATACTGTTAATGATCTATCAACACAGGTTTCATCAGCAACCTATAATTACACCACAGTAGATACGGTTAGTGCTGGAAAACAGAGTGTTAAAACATCGGAAGCTCGTCTAATAGGTGGATATATAGAAGTAGCAAATAACTCTACAGTTTCTGCGGGAAACGAAAAGACATTTTCTTATGATTTTCCAAGCGATTTTAAATATCAACCTATTGCAACAGCAACAGCAGTAAATACTGGAAATACTCCCGCTGGTCAAAATGTAAATATTATATTAAAAACAGTTACAACTTCTCGTGTAGAAGGAGTCGTTAGATTTGGTGCTTCTGGAGATCTATCTTTAGCAGTAAATTTAATTGTTCTTGGCATTCCAAATTAATTAAGGGTGGTTTATGATTTTTTGCAAAAAATGTAAAGGCCGTATGTTTGTTGATAGACAATATACTACGGTTGATCATATGGAAATGTTTTGTATTGTGTGTGGAGTAAGAGATTTCTTTCATCCACCATCAGAAAGTGAGCGTGGTAGATGGATACTGCAAAAGGAAAAATTGAGAGCCAAAAATACAATAACGAGCCTGTAATAAAGGGAAACCAAAAAATTTGGTTTTTAAACGGGGATCTAGTTAGATTGCACCATAGCTCTCGTTCTACTGGAATGGTTACTGTTTATAACATTACTAAAGATAGAATTGAAACATGCTTAAGAACTGACTTTAGACGCAATAGACAAAGGGCATACACAGTTTCTGAGACTTCTAAGTTAATTAATCGTCATAGAAAATATATGCCAAGCTTAATTAAACGAGGAGTTATACCACCACCAATAGGGGCCAGCTTTGATGGTAAACGTGGATTTAAAATTAGAGCATATTATTCAGAAGATCATGTGAGAGAAATAAGATCTATTCTTGCAAGCATACATATTGGTCAGCCAAGAAAAGATAAATTAATAACAAATAATAGCACTCCTACAAATCAAGAGTTGACACGTAGAATGGGAGACGGTATACTTACATATACAAAGACAGAAGATGGGCGATACATTCCAGTATGGAGCGAGAATATCTAAGTTCTAGTTTCTATGCTACAATTGTAATAACAATAAAAAAGGGTGGATAAAATGGAAAATGATAATACAAAGGTATCTGTAACTCTTGGATATACTCTTAACCTTGGAAACTTTCAATCTTTACGTTTAGATCTTGGAATCATTGATTCAAAGCGTGATGGAGAAAATGTAGACCAGGCTTTTGAGCGTGTATACAAGTTTGTTGAAGACAAGCTAACTGATAAAATTAATGAAGCAAAAGCTGAAATAGCAGAGTAGTGGCCGAACGCAAAGACCGAATGGCTTTGCTTAGTAGGTTTAATAAGTTATATCTACAAAGGTATGAGCAAAAGTCTAACATAAATCTTAATGTTGAACAGTGGGCAGCAGATGGACTCGTAGAGTCTTATGGGGTGTCAGAATGTTACGATCTTCTTGAATACTATTTTTCTATTGCACAAGATCCAACATGGAACTATTTTGCTTATAATGCAGAAAAAATATTAAACGGAAGATTAGAAGTAGAGCAAGATAAAAATGAAAGACTAGAGCGCAGAAATATTGCAAGAAAGTGGTTAAGTGAATAATACAGAGGCTAAGTTAATAACTGCAGTATTAAAGGACAAGCAAATCCATGTTCTCTTGCAGGCTAATGTAGATAACCTACTTAGAACACATAGTGACATCTGGAACTTTATTCGCCTATACTCTGAAAATAATCAATCACTTCCTCCAGTAGATTTAGTTAGAGAAAAATTTAGAGACTTTGAGCCAGTCGAAGGCATTGGTGCTACAAAGCATCATCTCGAAGAATTGC